GATCCTTCTCAACTAAACGAGACAAGGGTATATCGTAATAAGCGTCCGCTGAATACGACGCGATATCAGTAACACCAAGACTACTTCCTCCCATAGGAGAAAATAGTCTAATCCTCGCGGTACCTGAGGCTGTCATCTTCGATAAAGAAGACGATACCTGCAACCCCCAAGAAGTTAACCTATATCGTGAAACATTAATGGGGAATGTAACCCCATTAGCGTTGTTGTTGGTTGCATAAGTACATGCATTTCCAACAACCGACCCACCATTCGCAAAGTAAGCCCAATCTCCAACATATAATGTTGAACAAGAGCCAGAGGCGGTAGTAGTCATGTCTAAAAGATTCTGAAGACCCCAATACGTCGACTTAGTATAAGAATTGTCAGGCCATTTAGACCCAACGGCTTCAGGACAAAATGGGTTAGTTACACCACAAGCCTGCATCGCTACAGACATCATTGCACCACTATTCATCTTCATCCTTGAGCCAGACGATTTCTTCACAACTCGCTTCTTCTTGGTCACGTTCTTCTTCTTTGAACCTTTCTTCGCCATCATGCACACAAAATGTTACAACAAATAACAATGCAACAAATAAAACTTCAAGCACAAGTAAGCACTCAACTATCATTCATTACTTTACAATTGCTTGGGAGTTCAACAGACTCCTCCCAAACGGGAACCAGATGTTAGTTTATAGTTTGCTTCTTAACTCGCTACTCTAACTCAAAGGGTAGCTCTAAATCACACCTTAGTTCATTTAGCCGGGCAGCCCAAAGCAAGCCACGGCCAAAGGCCTTTCTACCAGGATGATTCCGAATATGCGAGAAAATGCCCATAAGGCTCTCCTCACTATCGAATTCATTCATAGCATTGAAAAATGACTTCGCTAAACTGTCTGGCATTCGAACCAACTTTCCGTCAGCACCACGCCTCAAGATTTGAGAGCAATAGCGAATTTCATCTGGAGTCTGTCTCAACCTATCGGTCACAACAAATCCCAGATTCTCGTAAATATCACTCTTACCTTTAAAGCTAACTTCTATGCAATCATCTCCATTTGCATCACTAGGAATATCTTCCAATGTAACGCTGACCCTATTGAAAGCTAGAATGGTGTCAGCAAGAGCATCTCTCATGTCAGAGTTGGCGACATGTGTCGTGGGCCTACCACTACACATTATGCAAAAAGGGAGCTGATGTACGTAACCGTCCGAATCAATGGCCAGCGCTTTTGCCTCCATTAAGCAATACATAGCAATGAGTCTCTTTGTAAACTCATCTTTCTTATGTACACGCCTTTTGACGAGACTAGCATACCACGCTCGATTCATCCATTCACGCACCATATACTCCCATCCTTGCACATCGCTTGACTCAACGAAGAGCTCTTTCTTATGCGCCATCTTGAAGACGCGACGAATACCATTGTCAAAACAATTTAATCCATCCTCAGTCTCCATATCGATGCCAACTTCATGTTGCGCCTTTCCAACTGTGTATGGCAGTTCTCTCAAGATATCGCCAAAGAAGATACGCCCAATGATGTTCATAACGACTGAAACACCATATATCAACCTTGCAATCTTGGACTCGCCAGTTGGTTCCATCTTAACAAAAACCATAACTGGCCAGCTCAACCCCTCCTTGAAGAGTTGAAGTGAATCCATCTGATCTGGCCTTCTCCTATCCCAATCATAGACACAAGACAACCATTTCCTAAGAACCTGACTAACAGTCTCATAGAGAATATCCTTGTTCAAGTCCGCGTTGGACGCGTACTCATAAACAGAGGGGTAACCAGGGTTACTCTTCTCATTGAGCTCATCGAAGGCTCTATCGAAAACTTCACGCTTAAGTATCAAGTGGGCTCCATTAAAGGAAATTCCCGACCAAATAGAATTCAAATCTATCCTCGCTGGTTGGATGCCCATACCATCCAATGCACCATCACGACGCGCAAACACATTATCCATACAATCACGATACATACTCTTAACGCTCAGATTCTCTTGCTGATTAAGCAGAGCCTCTGCAGGAAGTCGAGTGGCTGCCGCTCTGTCTAAGTAGAACTTCATCCTTCCTCGTTCCACATCACCACCACTAGGCGGCATGTGCAACTTAGAAAGCTTCTCTAAAAATCCAGAGTCATGCCTCTCAACCTCATACATTGCGTCTAAGTATTGATGGATTGCTTCTGCCCAGCTATCAACGCCTCCAGCTCCTTTACCCGATCTTTCAACTTTCTCTGCTTGTTCTTTCGCTTTGAACTCGCAGTAACGTCTGACGGTACTGAAACTACCAACTGCTGCATTTTGGTATTCGTAAATGAGTCGGATTGCGTCTGGCTTCCGGGCCTCTCTAGGCTTGTGTCGCCGTCTTTGGACCTTTCCGATGCAAGTCTCACCTTGCCGATGGGTCTCATCCCATCCATACTTTGTCCACCACCATCCGAACCAATCAAACGCTGTTTGGGCGATGAGCTCGGTGACGGGCGCGGGGTGTGTATTTGTTTGGCGCTCACCAGCGCTTTCCCGTTTAAACTCAGGATATGATCTGTTGGGTCTGAGCTTTCAAACTCTACACCATCTTCAAGATCTCCCCATCTAGTGTTTCCGCGGTCGTCTCGCGTGTTCAGGACTGCTCTTTGGGATATTTTCGGTTTACGAAAGCCTTGGCCATCGACGTCCAAACCTTCAGATCTCTTCTTCTTCCAGAAGAATTCATCACGGTTGGCCTCCGCTGCCATCTCAGCTTCCCACTCCCTTTGCTGTTCTTCCAACTCTTCGGCATGGCGTCTAGCTTCTTCAGCAAACTGCCTTTGCTTATTCTTGTACTGATTAGCATGGGGTGTTTCCGGTGAAATATCCTTATGAGCTGCGCTTGCCTCGTACAACGCTGGCATATTTTCATCAGGACCTAAGTCTCCGACGTCCACATCACCTACATTGCTCTTAGCTAAACGCTCAAACTCCTTTGGGCAAACAAACGGTGTCGCAACGTGAGCATTACGTCTGCGAGAGGTTTTTGCTCCTATGTGGACACCTACATAGTAGCCTCCCTGTCTAATAGGGAGCCCAGAATCACCTGTGTGCGTATTGCTACGTGTGTAACACAAGAAAGGATCCTCACCATTGGGGCTCCATTCAGCCTGATCATGCGAAATACTAAAAGTCCTGCTAGAAAAATCATAGCTTAACACATCAGTACCCATAGTAGGCGTGAAAATGCCCCATTTTGGATTCTTCACTCCCAAAAGAGTGAAGGTCTTACCACCATTTAGAAATCCAATGTCGTCGCGTGCATACTTCTGAGTCAATTTCTCATTCACGCTCACTTCAACACAATTACCCGTTCCAATAGTAGAGACAAATACTTTCTTAGCACTACCACGTGCAGGCGCAATCACATGCTCTGCGGTGATATATTCACTACCACACCTGGTAGCAAACCCTCGAAAGGTCGGAGTTGCCGGGGAAAAGATCCCATCTTCCTCGTAGGTAACATATACCTCAACAACCCCGTCCGGAAGCTTTTTAGCTTTAACGCAAAAAGTACCATCTGAAAAAGCAGCCTCAGGAGAAATCCCTCGGCCCTCATTCAGTTGGAAGTACTTAAAGTCCTTCAATTTGACTCCAGTAACATCAGGG